AGCGTGGTCGGAAAGGTAAGTAATGTTGTCGAGACTGTTAGGTGATGGCAACGAAAGCCGAGCAATATCTACACAGTCATTGTTTGCATTAGGTGACGGATTTAGTGTCACCACAAATAGCGGAACTGTTGTCACGGAAAAAGATTCGCTAAAAATTGAAGCCGTCTATGCGTGTGTGCGCATGATTTCAGATTCAATTTCCACACTTCCTGTTGACACGTTCCTTCGTTTGGATGGCACTCGTCGTCCTTTCCGTCCTCGCCCAATGTGGTTGGACACACCTGAGTCTGGTGTGACTCGCATCGAGCATTTCCAGCAGGTGTTGGTTTCTTTGATGTTGAACGGCAACTCGTTCACTCGCATCGTGCGTGACGATCAAGGTATCGCTGCACTCGTAGTCTTGAACCCCCAGAAGGTTGAGTGTCGTCGTGACCCTGTGACCCGTCGTCCTGTGTATGTGTTTGAAAGTCGTGACGTGATTCAAGCGTCAGACATGATTCATATCACCGAGCTTCGTTTGCCTGGTGAGATGCGAGGCATTTCACGCATTGACTTCATGAAGGAGAACCTCGGTTTGGCGAAAGCCTTAGAGGAGTTCGCTGCACGATTCTTCGGTCAAGGATCATCGGCTTCAGGCATCATCGAGTTCCCTGGCAACCTAACCCGTGAGCAGGCTAAAGATTTGGTCTCAGGGTTTGAAGAAGGCCATAAGGGTTTGCGTCGTTCGCATCGTCCAGGTGTGTTGTTCGGTGGAGCGAAGTTCACCAAGACAACCGTTGACAATGATTCTGCACAGTTCCTAGAGTCACGTCGTTTCGCTGTTGAAGAGATTGCCCGCATCTTCCGTGTCCCTCCTTCGATGCTTGGGGTGACGACGGCTGGGGCGATGTCGTATGCCTCCGTTGAACAGAACGGCATCCAATATGTGACCCATACGTTGAGGCCTTACATCGAAAAGATTGAAGAAGGATATTCACGTCTGCTTGATGGTCGTGCGTTTATGAAGTTCAACGTGGATGGGTTGTTGCGTGGTGACCAAGCGTCACGGTACGCATCGTTCTCCACCGGTATCCAGTCAGGCTTCTTGTCAATCAATGACATTCATCGCCTTGAGGACATGTCACCTGTTGAGGGTGGCGACTCGTATCGTGTGCCATTGGCGAACGTGGACATCAATGCTGCGAACTTGGCTGAGCTAGACCGTAAGAGTTTGATTGCTCAGCGTTTGATTCTGGCGGGCTTTGATCCTGCTGGCGTTCTTGCATCGCTAAATCTTCCTTCGATTGCGCATACAGGTCTACCGTCAACACAGTTGCAGCCTGTAGCTTCTGTTGATCCTGAAGACCCGAAGTCAGCTTATGAGGTGAAGTCGCAGAACATGGACATCAATCTGCCTCAAACCATCATGAACTATACGCCTCCAGCGATCAACATTCCTGCGCCGATCATCAATGTTCCTGAAACGGTTGTCCGTGTGAACATCCCAGAATCCAAACCAACGATTCGTACCGTTGAACGGGATGAGCATGGTCGCATTCTGAATATCATCGAGAGGACTGAGGACTAATGGCTACAGGTATTTCCGCATATTTGGCGAACGCTTGGTTGAATGCGTTAGGTAACGCAACCTCGTTCTCGGTTACGACACCGTATGTCAAGTTACATGTTGGCGACCCTGGTGCAAACGGGACTAGTAACGCTGCAACTGAGACAACTCGGAAGTCTGTCAGCTTCGCTGCTGCATCAAATGGTGCGCTCGCTTCGGATGCTGATGTCTCGTGGACGAACATCGCAGGATCACAGGATGCAACACACTTCACCGCTTGGGATAATGAGACCGCAGGGAACTTCCTGTTCTCTGGCACCATCACCGGCAACGCTTACACAGCTGGTGACACCTACACGATTTCGTCTGCTGGTCTAACTGTTTCCTTGACTGTCGCAAGCTAGGTTCCTAGATGGCCGTTGAGCGGTTCATTCTTGACCAGTCACAACTCAACGACGCTGACTTCGGTTTAGGTGGGTTCAGTCCCGCCTTCAAACTTGACACCTCGACGCTTGATTCGATTGCGAAGTTAGACGGCTTCACGTTCACCACAACTGTCACCGCTTCTGCTCCGCTCGGCGGGTTGACGGCTGGGGCGGTTGCGTTGGTGTCGCATGTGGTTTCGGCTGGGGCGGTGTTGGGTGGGGTTGAGGCTTCGGCTTCGTCTTCGGTGTTGAATCTGGTTTCCGCTCAGGCGGTGTTGGGTGGTGTTGTTGCGTCTGCTGGTGCAACGGTTTCGCATACGGTTACAGCTGACGCTGCTTTGGGTGCAGGTGCTGGTTCGGCAACATCGCAGGTCAGGGTTAATGCTGTTGCTTCAGCGTCGTTGGGTGCATTGTCATCGAATGCTGTTGCCAATGTTGCTGGTGTTGTTACGGCTTCGGCTTTGCTTGGCGGGTTGACTTCTTCGGCGCAGGCAACGGTTGATCCGGCACCGAGTCCACCTCCTCCTCAGTATCCAGGTGGAGGGAATCCTTGGTATCGTCGTCCAAAGGTTGAGCGGGTTGAAGAGGTTGTGGAGGTTGTGGTTGAACCTTTGCGGGTTCCTCTCCAAGTGTTCGGCGTAGGAGCATCAGTTGGTTCCTTGTCGTCTAGTGCTGTTGCTGAAGTAACATGGTCAATACTAGAAGATGAAGCAGAACTACTGCTTTTGGTATGAGGTGACATGGCGTTTGATGTTCAAGCATTTTCATTGGGAACGGCTGCACAGTTAATCGCTCATGCAACCTTTAACCCGATGAGGGTTTTGGTTCACAATCACGAACACGCAAACAATCATGATATTTATATTGGTGGTTCTGCGGTAACTGTTGAAACTGGTTTGCACGTTAATGAAACCGAAACTGTTGAAGTGTTCATCGCTGCTGGAGATTTGTTGTGGGCTTGTGCAAATACTTCAGATGTTCAATGCCGAGTATTGAAAGCGATTCTCTGATGCCATATTTCATTTCTGATAAGAATGCTGATTGCTCTGGTTGGGCTGTGGAAAAAGAAGATGGTGAAGTCATCGGATGCCATCAAACGAAGCAGGATGCGATTGACCAGATGGTCGCTGTGTCTATTGCTGAGGAGATGGAACCAGGTGGTGAGCGAGCGTTGCCAGACAACTATCGTCCGGCATTATCCGAAGACGTGCCTGAAGGCCGTGCCTGTGGGAACTGTGCGTTCTACAACGAAGACATGGTTCAAGGCGAAGGCGACAACTTCAAAGCATGGTGCGAACGCTGGGATGACTATGTTGACGGCGGGTTCTACTGCAACGCTTGGCAACCCAAAGAGATTGAAGACGAAGATGACATTGAGGAAGAAGACCGTCAGGTCAATCTTGAGTTGCCGGAATACATTAAATCGGCTGCCCGTAAAGGGTTGGACTATTACGGGAAGAAGTTGGCGGGTGCGGGAATTGTTGCTTCGACAGTTCGTGAAGCTCGTGAGATGGCTGCTGGTCGGATCACAGAAGACAAAGTGATTCGAGCGAACGCTTGGGCTGCACGACACATGGTGGACTTAGATTCACCAAACAACTCGAACGCTGACAACGATGAGTTCCCTGGTGCCGGTGCTGTTGCATTTTACCTGTGGGGAATCAACCCGCTTGACCCACAACCTGCGATGGATTGGTTCGCTTCAAAGTCTGAGGCCATCAAAGAAGAAGAGGACGATGACCGTTCGTTTGCGTTTCATCGCAAGAGTGAACCCGACTTTGGTAATGTTTCAGGTATGAGTGAACAGGTAGAAACACGGCGCATCACATTCAATCAGTTTGAACTTCGTGCAGGCGCATCAGGGAACGGGATGACCTTCTCTGGTTATGCTGCCGTATTCAACTCCGACTCAGAGCCGTTGCCATTCATCGAGCGCATTATGCCTGGCGCATTCGCTAAGTCGTTGAAGTCCCGAAACAATATCCGTATGTACATGAACCATGACTCATCGATGCTGTTAGGTACAACGAAGTCAAAGACTGTCCGTCTGGTTGAAGATTCCAAAGGTCTGTATGTTGACGCTGACCTGCCTGACACTTCGGTTGGGCGTGACCTGTCGGTGCTGATGCAACGAGGCGACGTGGATTCGATGTCGTTTGGTTTCACGGTTCCTCAAGGTGGTGACCGTTGGTCTGATGATGGTTCCCGTCGTGAACTGAAGCAGATTCGCTTGTATGAGGTTTCGGTTGTTACAGGGTTCCCAGCGTATGCAGCGACCTCAGCACAAGTTCGTTCGTTTGATGCGTTGGCAACTCGCACCGGTATCGATGCCGATCAACTCGCTGTTGCGATAACAGCATTGGAATCAGGTCAGACACTTGACCCGAACCATGCAGCGTTGTTGCGTGAAACAGTTGCGAAACTTGAACCAGCACCAGAGTCCGCTCCTGCGAGCGTTGGTGTGTTGGCGAAGCATCTTGAATTGCTGAAGAACTTCTAGTAATCTTTTCGTTACTGCGTCGAATGAGTGGAGCCACCTTCGATGTTGCTGTGTACGGAGCCGTACCAGGTTTAAGTTAAATCCCCTGCGTATCCAATCACTCAACATCATCCCTACGGGGAGAAGGAAAACATCATGAAAGAATATATTGACCGTCAGGTTGAGATTCGTAATCGTGCATGGAACGAAGCCAAGTCAATCTTGGATAAGGCCACCGCAGAGAAGCGTGACCTCTCAGCAGAAGAAAACCAAACCTACGAGCGCATCTCGAAGGAATTGGATGAGCGTGCACAGACCATCTCGAAACTTCGTGAAGACGAAGCTCGTGAACTGCGCATGGATTCAGCAACCCGTGAAATCGCCGATCAGGTTCGTCCTGTAGCCGGTGTTCCAGCAAGCGATGACATCACAAATCTTCGTTCGTTGTTCACAGGTGAGAAGCGCACTCATTCATTTGAAAAGCGTGACATCTTGAAGTCAAGCACAGGTTCACCAGTACCAACATCGTTCTACGATCAGGTCATCATGCGAGCACGTTTGGTTGCTCCAGTACTTGAGACTTCAACTGTGTTGAACACAGCAGGTGGCGAAAACCTTCAGATTCCATCGTTGTCCACCTATTCGGTTGGCACCGTAACTGGCGAAGGTTCAGCAATCGGAGAATCCGATCCAGTATTCAACTCGTTCATCACCTTGAGCGCATTCAAGTTCAGCTTCATCACGCAGGTTTCAACCGAACTGCTTGAAGACTCTGGCGTTGACATGTTGTCATTCTTGGGTGACCAGGTTGGTAACGCACTCGGCTTTGCTGTTGGTTCGGCATTGACTGTTGGTTCAGGAACCGATACCGCTAACGGCATCGTGACTGCATCAACTGTTGGTGGCACCGCAGGAACCGCAACAGCGTTCACCGCAGACAACCTCATCGATCTTGTCTACAGCCTTGATGGTGCAGCTCGTCTGCTCCCAGGTTGTGGTTTCATGATGAACGGGAAGTCAATCGGTCAGGTTCGAAAGCTCAAGGACACAGCCGGGAACTTCGTTTTCGCGCCGAGTTTGTCAGCTGACGCACGAGACATGCTGCTTGGAAAACCAATCTACGAAAACCCTTCAATGGCTGACGTAGCATCAGGAACCAAGTCGGTTATCTTCGGTCACCTACCTTCGTACTTTGTACGCACGGTTGGCGGATTGCGTTTGGATCGTTCAGACGATTACGCATTCAACCAAGGCTTAATTTCTTTCCGCGCGACATTCCGCGTTGACGGAGATTTGCCACAAACCAGCCACATTAAGCACCTCCTCCAGCCATAATTGGTTTGAGGTAGTGCAACCGATAGCAATATCGGTGTAAGTTTGAGGGTAGGTCGAACACGCAGGGCGACCTACCCTCATTCATTTTCACCCTGCGACCTGCGAAGGAGAAGACGGTG